GCAGGCCCCCGCGCTGGACCGCGTGGTCGTGGACGACGACACTCGCCAGCTTCAGGCGTTCTTTACTGAGCCGGTAACCAGGTTCCAGGCTGAAAGCTACGTAATGTATCGGGACATGACCATCGCAGAGAAGACATGGCGTGTCCAGGAGGCGGCGCAGTCACCTGCTGTCCTAAACAGCTTGGATCGGGGGCACGTCTACCAAATACAGATGGTAACCAAGGACGCACGCGGCAAGTTCTCGACGCCGAGCGCCACCATTGAGACAAGGGTGATGGGATGACGACGCCACTGCCAGCAGTCAGGCCGCGCCTGGGATCGTCCCCGAAGGACTTGTTGTTCATCGAACGCAAGATCGCAGAGGCCTACACGCTCCATCAAGCCCGGTATCCCTGGCATTCGCTGAAGGCCCTAAGCGAGCAGCCGCACACGCCGAACGTCTACGAGGAGACGGACTACGAGGACAGCCTGACGCTGGCGGCGTACCACGATCCGGTACAGATGCCCCTGGTCATGATCCTGGAGCCAGAGCAGGACATACTTGACCGCTTCGGCCTGGACGAACCCCAGGAGGCGCTGGCGCTGGCGTCACAGAAGATTATGCGAGACATGGGCGTGCTCCCAAAGATCGGGGACCGCTTCGACTTCAACGAGTGGCAGTTCGAGATCAAGACCTGTAAGCCCGGTAGCTGGTTCTCAAACGCGAAGGCCCCATGCGAGTGGGTGTTCACACTAGATAAGGTGCATGAAGATGGCCCCTCCAGTTAAAGCATCGAAGGGCAGCATGGCTGTTGGCGTCACCGAGAGTGGGTACGACTTCGGCAAGTGGATCAACACGATGGAGACAGCCGTGGTTGTGGTCGCCAACAAGACTTCGGTGGAGATGGCGACACGTCTGCGGGATCGCGTCGTGCAAAACATCTTCGAGCAGACGCTTCCGTTGACCCCGCTGAACGACAAGTACAAGCTCTACAAGGCCAAAAACGGCCTTGACACGCGCATCCTGATTGCGACCGGGCAGTATGTGGACGCCATTGAGGTTTGGAAGTGGAAACGGGGCGACATCCTCACCGTTCAGGTCGGCGTGAGGCCCAACAGGATACACAAGAAGCTCGTAACCGGAGGTCACAAGAAGGATGCGAAGAAGGGTAAGACGAAGCGCCTCCGGATGGTAGACCTTGCCCGGATGCTCGAAGTAGGCACCAAAAACATGCCCGCACGCCCGGCATGGTTCCTGTCGATGGAGCAACTGCTGAACGATCTTAAGACCTTCAATGACTGGTACGCCCGGCAGGTACGCAAGCAGGTAGCGCGGGACGTGCGCCGGTACAAGATGAGAGAGAAGAGAATAGCGTAATGGACAGGCTACAGATCATAGACAACGCAATCAAGGACCAGTTCCTGGGCAGGTATGCCCCGCTTGTGAAGCGTCCTGATGGCAACGATTCCAAGGTCTGGTGGGTTGGAAGTCGCCGTGACTTCGCAAGCCTGTACGCTCAGCCTGTTCCAGATGAGGATACTCCGCAGAACAAGGAGAAGTCGGAGCGCCTGAAGATGCCACGCATCGCCATTCAACGTCTGGACGCACGACCGGACGTGAACCGGCAGCGACCCACAACGCTTCAACTGCGCAGCATTGGTAGGACGGATGACGGCAAGCGGGTCTACTCATCGCCACTGCCGATCCCGGTCAATATGGAGTACCAGATTGACTTCTGGACCCGTCGCATATCGGAGATGAACAGGTGGGAGATTCAGTGGCTGACTGACTTCCAGCAGCAAGTCTATTACACAAAGGTGCGTATTGACGACTATCTGTTCCAGGACAAGTACCTGGGACTCCTGGCCGACGCCGCGTTGGAGGACAACTCTGACCTGGAGCCAGGAGAGGATCGACCTCTATACAGGAAGACAGCGCGACTGACGGCTCCGACTTGGCTATTCCCGACAGCGGACGACATTGAGTCGTGCCCGACCGTGCGCGAACTATACCTGGACCTGTACGAACTCGACGTAGCGTCGGGTATTGAGACTTACCTGGGTCGCATAGACCCATAAAGGAGGGTAACGACTATGCTGAGAGTGTTTAACGTAAGCGGCCAAGTTCTATTGACGGACACCAAGAACCAGTCCAACCTCAAACTGCGTCCTGGTGGCACCATCGACCTGAATGACTACTCCGAGATCGGCAACATGATGTCGGGGCAGATCGCAGCAAAGCAGTTGAAGGTCAAGAAGGTCCGCAAGGGCGTTCCTGCACCTACCTCGCACCCGGAACCGAAGGAGCAGGACAGTAAGGCTGCGCAGGCTGAGTTCAGGCGTTCGCACTCCATGACGGGCGGTCAGGCTGCTGGTCCCGCTGCCGAGAAGTCCACCCCTCCTGCCGACGACGAGACGCCTACTCCGAAGAAGGGTATCGTCGCCAAGGCGAAGACAGCCCTGGGTCTCGGCAAGAAGGACGACCCGAAGGTTACGGTGTCGGTGACGAGCCTTGAGAACCTGGCAGCCACCGACATATCCAACGACGACTTCATCAAAGCCGTCATGCTCAAGATGATTGCCGACGACAACAACCTGGGCAGGGACGGCAAGCCGAACCAGCCGGTTCTCGAAGCCACGGTGACGGAACTGAGGCCAAAGATACCTCATGTGAGGGCTTCTCGCCGGGATCGCTTGTTCGAGGAGATCAAGAAGAAGGAGGCTGACAGTGGCGAAGGCCAGTAAAAAGAGCGGTAACCGTAGCGCACAGTTGAAGATCATCAACGAGTCGCGCCAACGTCGTGACATCCTCCTAAAGCCTAAGAAGGATGGTGACGCGCTTGAATCGGTGCGCATCCGGGCCGGAGGCGACGCTACCATTAAGGCGGGCGCTGTGTCCGAGCAGCTTCAGGACATGCTCGACCATTACGACACCTACGGCCTGCGTGTGGCCGGTGAGTCGAACGAGCCTGAACCGGAAGCGGATGAAAGTAAGGAGGAAGTCGAATGAGCAACGGCTACACTGACTTTAGGATACCGGGAGTCTACGCCCGCATCCTGGACGCTACGCAGTTCCAGGTTGAGGCGGTTCCAATGGTTCTCGGTATGGTGGGCACCGCGAGCAAGGGTCCGTTCAACACGGCCACGAAGGTAACCAGTCTCCCTGATTACTTCAACAAGTTCGGCTCGCCCAACCCCAACTCGCAGAGCTACTACGCTGCCGATGCGTACTTCGCTCGTGGTAACGAGGCGTGGTTCATCCGGGTGGGGGATGGTGCTCAGGCCAAAGCGTACATCGACTTGGCGGTCACAGGGGGTGGTTCCTCGCCGCGCATCCAGGCCAACGCGGAGGGCACCTGGGGCAACGACATCGACGTGTACGTTACCCTGGGATCGTCCGGAGCCGGGTTTATCAAGATCGAGATTTACTACCTGGGAGGCCTCGTTGACCAGTGGGACGACGTGGCGGATGCTTCGGACACAGACCTCGCAACCTTGCTGGCCGACAGCCTCTACGTGGAGGCCGTTAACGGCACCGCAGGGGGCACCATCGACGAGCCACAGCAGGGATCACTCACAGGCGGCGACGACGGCGAGTCTGGCATTGCGGCCAGCGATTACATCGGCACCGTGAGCGGCAACGACAGGACCGGGATGGAGATATTCCGTAACCAGCGCGAGTACCCCATCGACATACTGATCTGCCCGGACGCGGCAGCCGAGCACACAGTCGCCGAGAAGCTACTGTGGATGGCCGAGTATCGTGGTGACTGCTACGCCATCGTGGACACGCCGGATGCGCTCACACCGACAGCGGCGGTGTCCTACATCAACTCGGCCACGAAGCTCGACTCCTCATGGGGCAGCGCTTACTATCCGTGGGTCGAGGTCTGGGACGACAAGAACAGCCAGAACGTATGGACGCCTCCGAGCGGACACGTCGCAGGTGCGATGGCCTATAACGACACGCTTGCATGGCCGTGGTTCGCAACGGCTGGCGTCAAGCGGGGTAAGCTCATTAAGGGCCTGGACCTGCGCCTTGCGCTCAGCGACCTGGACATCGAGACGCTGTACGCGGATAGCAGGATTAACGCCCTGGTGAAGCAAAACGGCATTACCATCAACGGCCACAAGACGCTTCTCGACCAGACCACGGCGCTACGATACAACGAGGTCAGGCGTTCGCTGGTGGCGCTCAGGTTCTTGGCAGCGGCGGCGGTGAGGGACATCCAGTTCGATCCCAACGATGACTATACCTTCAGGGCGCTGGAAGGCAACATGGCCCCCGTGGTCGAGTTCCTGGTCCGCGAGCGTGCCTTCAGAGAGCTTGCGTTCCAATGCAACACGAGTCTGAACCCGTCCTCATCGAAGCGTCAGCATATAATCAAGGCACGGTTCTACTGCAAGCCGACGATTGCAGCCGAGGTTATCATACTCGACATTGTGCTTACGGCAGAGGGGCTGTCGTTCAGCGAGCAGCTAGTCACGGAGACCATATAGGGAGGCGATCATGGCGACAGATTATGTAAGTGGCCGCATCTATAACGAAGAACTCGACCTGAGCTTCTTCATTGAAGGACTGGGCCGCACGATAACCGGGTTTGTGGGGTCGGCTACCTGGGGACCAATGAACTCTCCATCGCTCCTTCGCAACGAGGACGAGTTCAAGGACCAATTTGGTGTTCCGGTGGCAGACTCTAACAGCTACATGTGCGCACGGTCATACTTCCAGCGGGGTAACTCGCTGTCTATGATCCGCGTAGGCGACGGCAACGAGGCTAAGTCTCAGGCGAGCGCTGCCGCCTCCGGGGGCACCCCTCCGGTGTTCAGGGCCAAATATCCTGGCAGCCGGGGCGACTTGCTGTCGTTGGCGATTACAGCGGGCACCCTGGGCGCGGGGTATTACAAGATCACGTTGCTCGACAACGGTAACGAGACTGACGTGTTCGACAACATCCCCATCGACATCACGACGGACCTGCAACCAGTCCTGGCTCGGTCCACCCTGGTCGAGGCGGTTAACGGCACCGGCGTGGGTAATATCACCGTGCCGCAGACGGTGGACCTCATCAGCGGCAACGATGGCATCTCGACCATTGACGCAGCGGACTACATCGGAGTCTCCACCGGGTCAGGCAAGACCGGGTTACAGATTCTGAAGGCCGTGGGTGACGTAGACGCCGACTTCATCCTGTCACCGAACACACAGTCGATGGAGACTGAGGTGTGGCAGGAGATGATCGACATATCCGAGAACCGGCAGGACCTTCTGGCGATCCTCGACTCCCCGGCGGGCTTCACCGTGAATACCGATGGCGGTGGCGACTACGGCATCGACCAGTTCTGGCGCGGTACGAGTTCCCACGCGGAGACCCTGAACGTCAACTCGGCGTTCGCGGCCACCTACTGGGACTGGGTGACGATTCACGATTACTACAACGGCGTGGACGTATCCATCCCGCCCAGTGCGGCGGCGGCGGGCGCATTGAACTACAGCGACCGCGTGGCCTATCCCTGGTGGGCGGCGGCGGGCGTCAACCGGGCGAACTTGTCGCCACTGGTGAAGGGCACCGGCTACCAGCCTCTGGACGAGGAGATCACGATACTCCAGAGCGACAACACGATGGGCTGTGTCAATCCGATTCTACTCATCGAGAATGGCATCTACGCGGTCATGGGTCAGAAGACCATGCTCCGGACGAACTCAGCGCTCAATAGGATCAACACCCGCAGGATGGTCAACAAGCTGAAGAAGGCGCTGCTCGAACGTGTCTCGGTCCTCCAGTACGAGCCAAACGACGAGACAACGTGGCGGCAGTTCAAGGAACTCATCAAACCCTTCCTGGACCATCTGGTCAACACGCGGGGTCTGATAAGTTACGATATTCAGGTGGGCCTGGACATCTCGATGACAGCAGCCGACGTGGCGGCGGGCAGGCTCATCGGACGTGTTGTCCTCGTATTAATGCCCACCGCCGAGAAGGTTGTGATCGGTTACGTGATAACCGATCAGAGCGCAAACTTCTCTGAACTCGGAACCGTATAAGTCAAGGAGGTAAGGAACAATGTGTGCATTCCCAGTCAACGCAGATCATATAGCTCCGCAGGACGGAGGGTTCGAGCCGCAACGCCAGAACCTGTACGACGTGGAGTTCTACGGGGTCCCCGGCATCGGAGAACTCAGCCTGTCCCTCGCAAGCGCCAACCTGCCCGGAACGACGAACGACGCCATCGAGATTCCCTTCAGGAACGAAGTGCGTTACGTCGCGGGCGCAGCGCGTGTGGACGACTTTGCCATCTCCTTCAGGGACTACACGGACGCATTGACCCATCAGGCCATCATGACCTGGAGACGGCTGGTGTACGACCCGGCAACGGGACGCATCGGACGGGCAGCGTCCTATAAGAGGCGTGGCAAGGTCATCATGTTCGGACCCGATGGGGAGAACGAGCGTTCCTGGAGTCTGATCGGCATCTGGCCGATGAACGACCCTCCCATGTCGTTCGACAGCGGCAGCCAGGACCAGATCATGCTGGAAGTGACGTTCAAAGTGGATAAGGTGATACCCGACCCCATGTTCTACACCACGTAGTCCTGGGGCGGTTGTCCATAAGTCAAATAAGTCAATAACCAAGGAGGTCAACTATGTCAAGTTCGCCAACGGCTGGACTCTACCAACAGTCCATTACGCTACCGTCTCGCGGTCAACTCTACCCGCAAGCCACATGCCCTGATGGGAACCTCGTCATCCGTGCAATGACCACGGGTGACGAGTCCCTTATGCAAGGGGCCACCAAAGACAACGTAGACGCCCGGATGAACCGGATGATTGCGGGGTGCATCGTCGCGGGCTGGCACGACAACCTGGGACGCATGGCTGTCGCCGACCGCATGTTCCTACTCTACAGGCTTCGTATCCTTACTCACGAGGGCGAGTACACGTTCTCGTGTGGCTGCCCGAAGTGCGAAGAGGAGTCCGAATACAGGATCGACCTGGACAAGCTCCCGGTGACGCGCCTGAAGGAAGGCGTCATGGAGCCGCTGTACGTGTCGCTCCCGCTCAGCAAGCAGCGTATCGGGTGGCGATTCCTGCGCGTTGACGACGAGCTTGAGGCCCACACCTACAAGCGCCAGCTTAAACAGCGTGGTGGTAAGCGTGATCCGTTGATGCCGTTCCAGTTCGCCCGGAGGATCGTCAGCGTTGACGGTCAAGAGGACATGAGCTTCGACGAGTTGTTCAAGTTCGCGGACAACATGCACGCCAGGGACCGTAGGTTCTGGGAGAAAAACATCGAGGAGTACAGCGTCGGCGTGGAAACGGAGCTTGAGCTTACCTGTCGTAATTGTGGTCATAACCACACGGTAAACCTGCCGATAGACGACGACTTTTTTCGTCCATCCCTGGCTGGAGAGCCAGAGGTATCAACAATACTTGCGTCAGG